CTTTTACGGTAAAAGCAGCGCCGAAAGTTTCACGCAGCAAAGGGAGAACCTCATTACTTACTACGGCTTCATACTTAGCTCGTGCCACAGCGCCCTCGGTGCCACCCATTCCAAGCTCTCTGGCGCCCCAATCTCTTGCTTTTCCGGCAAGTGTATGGGTTGCTGTTTCTGACAGCTCTCTGAGCTCACCTACCACCTCATTGAGAGCGGGGAGCCTTGCGCTAATACTATCCATTTTCGCCCGGTCCTCAGCCTCCTGTGAAGCCTTGCCCTCAATCTGCTTTTTCTTTTGTATATAATCGAGCCTATCTTTTGGTGGTAGCCCTACCATGCCGCCCTCGTCGCCCAGGGATACAGGTTTGACAGTACCAAGGTTTCCAACCTGGTAGGCATTTCCAGACTCATCATAAACAAGGCTTGAGGTTGAGAATTTTTCATTACCGCCAGAGCTAAGGCCAAACTGTTTCCGCAAAGTATCAAACTGAGCAGGATCATACATTTCTGGCATGTTATCGTCAGCTTCCTGACCCCAGATGCCTACAGCTTTCTGCCGCATCGCATCGAGTCCAGCCTGATCATTAACAAGCGGGAGCTCTGCCATTAAAAACTCCCGGCGCTGAGTCATATCATCAAGCTTTTTTTGTTTCTCGCGGTCCGGGGCTTGTGCTTCCCACTCTGCAGCCTCACGCTCCATTAAAGCGTTTTTATGCTTTGCTGCGGCCATATCTTGCTTGTACTGCTGCCCAGACATATAGCTGTCAACAAAGTTTGGGCCTTGTACGTTTGCGATAGTTGTCATACGAATCTCCGCCTTAAATTAACCGCCTAAACCCGGAAGCTTGGCAAACTGGCCAAAAGAGTCTGTCAGGGAGTTAGCAATACCAGCCTTACGAGCGTTTTGGTTAGCTTGTATCTGCTGCTGCTGGCCAAAAGACTGGCCCTGAGCTGCTAGAGAATCCATCTTATTGCCGCGAGCCCTGTTATAAAAATCTGACTGATCTTGGCGGAAACGCCCGTAAGATTTGCCATACTCATCAGAGGCAACGCCCTGACGATAACGCTCCATAGCTTTCATAGCGGCACCACTTAAAACGCCGCCACGAGCAGAGGCGCCACGCTCAAGACCTTTGGCACCTTCCTCCATACGGAACTGATACCCAGGGTCTGTCTGGAAATCCTCCTCACCAAACCGGCGGCCCAAAAAGCCAAACATGGGATTGTTCTCACGCTCGGCAAGAATTCGATCACGTTTCTTTTTGTTTTTCATCATGGCAAGCTGCGTAGGGTTCATCTTATGACCCATCAGCATATTGAGATATTCCATATCTCTGTGGCGCTGCATGATATCAGCCTCAGCTAAATGACCCGCTCCGGCAGGTCCATCCGCATCCTGCCCCAGTGCTCCGCCCAGTGATGTTAGGGCTGAAGCTGTGCTACCCACTACCATAAAGCTCATTGTTTATTCTCCAATACTTTTTTTTGCTCGTAACAAATGTGCTCCTCAAACTCCTCAAAGCTATCAGCAATCACATCCTTCTCAATCTCTTCCGGGTCTGTCTTGTCAGTAGGGTGATACGTTACCCAGACAGTATCCTCAAGGGCATGTACGGCCCGTTTAGTCCCTGGCTGTGATACAAAAACAGCAGGAGCCTCAATAGTCTCCCGGCCACCGTATTCAGTGGTGACTACAACCTTACCCTTTGCCAGGGTGTTAGCATGGGCGTACTTGTGTATCTTCCCCACAACCACATCACCAGCATTCATATGAAATTCACGGATATAAAGGCCGGGCGCAAAATGATGTACAAGCCGCTCTTTTAGCGCCTCACACAAACCATTTTCAGTCACATACTCAAGGCAGGACTGTAAATCGACGATTTGCTGGCGGGTTTTGGCCCTGCTTTGCGCTACCTGACCCATCAATAACCTCTCTCGATATCAGAGTGCTGGCTGTGGCGGTTGTAAATAGGGAGCTCTACAGAAAGCATACGGCGCTTGCTGTTTACCCGTTTAATGTCGGCTTTGGCCTTAGCAGCTTTTTGTGCCAGATTAGGCGGTACAGCCATGCCATACTCATCAACTAACTCCAGCGCCAAATTATACCGGAGCATTCTCTCCCACCCGGGAGGCAAGGAAAGCGAGGTTGTCAGGGATGCCACAGAATCTAGCTGCTTCCAGCTTGTCAATGTGAGCGTGCCTGTTGGTACTTGCGGGTATACGTAAAGAGTAGCCAGCGGGTAATCAGTGTACAAATACACATAATCCACTACATCGCCGGTAGTAGACTTAAAAGAAATTCCGTCGTATTCATCCTTTGTCAGGACAGTTATAGGATAATCAACTGCCTCGCCAGCCTGGGTGTAATAGCCAGAGCTCAGTTTTATAGGGCGAGTTGTGGAAATATCACCACCTGTCCCCCAGGTATATGCGATTTGATTGGTAAGCGTGATATCCTCTTGCTCGTCCTGAAATATCATCAAATGCTCATTTGACAAGCCTTCGATCAGGTCATTCAGATAAACAAGGCCATCAGATGCCATTCCACTGGATGGTATTTCTCCATCCCCAAGGATGCCAGCAGTACGATAAGCTCTTTTTATTAGGTCATTTGCTGTAGTCATGCCGCGCTGTCCTGTTCAATCTCAGTCTTATCTTTAGGCTTAAACACCTTCAGATACTCATGGTAAGTACCCCCATACGGTAGCTCTAGCCCTTCTATATCTTTCGCATGGTGTATCAAATTCAGCTTTGGAAGGCAAAGTACCTCCCCACCGGCTTCGCGCCACCTACGAGAAAAGGCGTAGTCCTCACCGTACCAGATACCCTCATGCGCGCCGTGATTAAACAGGTCAACAAAAGGCCGGAACCGGTCGCCATATACAAGCTCAGGGAATTTGAGCATGAAATGGTTTATTACATCTTTATCTATACGGAGAAACCCTGCGGGGATATCCGTCATTTGTACAGCCTCAACGCCGCCGTACTTTTTACACATCAGGCCACCGCTTAACCCTTTCTTGGGGCGGCCCATAAATTCTGCCTCATCACGCTTGAATCGGTAAGTACCAGAAACAACCTGGCCCTTAATAGGATACTCAAGCAAAGCCAGCATGTCATCTGGCTCCCATGATAGATCATGGTCAATGAATACAATAAACTCGTCCGGCTCCTGATCCTCATCTGTATTTAGAGCATCACAAGCCTTTCGCAGCATTTTAGACCTGGCGTGAGAAATGTACGGACATCCTACCTCGTAAACACTCTCGCAAGTCCAGCCTTTTTCCTCAAGATAATGTACTGTTTTCTCCATTGCAGACAGATAAGCATCAAAAGGCTTTGTCATTGTCGGAGTGCAAAAAATAACTTTCTTGCTCAATACATTATCCTCAGAAAAACCCCCGCCGAAGCGGGGGGATTGTTTCTATTAGGCAGTAGCCCAGACACCCAAACCAGTCAGGGTGTTTTGAATTTCCTGAACCGCAGCAAGCTGGGTAGCACCAAAATCAGTGCTAGTGGCCAGAGCCGAGGTTGCATGTACAGCAGAGCTATAAGCGCGCTGTGCAACAGGAGTGCCGCCGTAAAAAGCAACCTTATCGGAAGTAGCGCGGCAAATGATCGCGCCATCGGGAGAACCGTAATCAATGTTCTCGTAGCTGTCAGAAGTAGCCATATTTTATTACCTCGCAATAATTAGCTAGTGATACGACACGCCCACTCTGGACGCAGTGTTTTGTAACCGTACAGGATGTCCATACGAATCAGCATTTCATCGTTACGGATATCACTGGCCTGCCAGCAACGAACGGATAAACCGTCTTTTTGCATAACGGAGCACTTGTGAGCGTCATCCATTTTAGGCAAGTCAGCAGTAACGAAAGTTGCAAACTCTTTATGATACATCAGGTTTTGACGGTAGCTGGTAGAAGCAGAACCAACAAATGTTACAGCGTTAGTACCAGAGCTCACAGCGATATCAGAACCATCTGCCTGAGCAACATTTTTGCGAGCGCCGGAAATACGGATTGCTGGCTCAAAGTTGATCACAGTAGTGGTCGCAGAAGTTACAGTGAACTGCTTAAGATGGCTGTATGCTTTCTTAGTCTCAGGATGCACGTCGTACACGTCAGCAATAGTAAATACCATGCCTTCAGTAGGAGCGGCAGAGAAACCAGTAACGGTCAAATCTGTGTCGCCTTCTACGATAGTGTAAGAATCCAGAGTACCAGCAACGTCGCCAGCGTTAGTCATAGACCAGGTGCGCTCATTCTCGTACCAATCAGCCATAGCTGTACGGCCAATCATGCCTTCACGATACTGCTCTTTGATCTGCTCGGAATCTTGGAAAAGACCTTTAAGGCCGTTAACCATTCCACCCATGGTTACAGAGTCAGCCTGAATGTATCGGTTTCCGTCTTTAGGAGCCAGTTGCTGATTCAACTTAGCGCGAGCAGCGCCAACAGCAGCCAGGTCAGTGGGAGGAGTACCGGCAGTGCCAGCAACCTGATAAACGTCTTTTGTAACGCCTTCCAGAACATCGCCTTCAATACCTGAAACAAGTACAGATACAGCAGGCTCGATATAACGCTTGCTCAACTGGTCCACATCAAGTGACAACTCAGCAGAGTTAAACCGCATGTCTACACCATCTTGAGTGGCGACAGTTACAGTCTGGCTAGTCTCAGTGCTATCCTGAACGTCCATAATACGAGAACCTTGACGGCGAGTATACTGGATGGGGTTGCGGATACGCAGTGATTCACCAATTTTAGCGCCAGTATTGCTAAAAGAGCTATCATACTGACGGTCAATAGTACCTAAAAAGGTACACTTTTCATGAGCAATTCGGAGAGCCTCCAAAGTGATCATGTCAATTACTTTTAAATCATTAGCCATTGTTTTTTACCTCAACAATTACCTTCTTTTCAAATCCTCAGCGCGCTTTTTGAAATACTCCTCAGGGCTGATTCCGTCGTAATACCGTGGTTTGGTACTCGCGGTCCCTTTAGTGGTTTTCGCTGGCACTGGGGCGCCGGTTTTCTTTTGGGGCTCACTTGGCTTGGCTTTCTTTTGTTCCAGCTCAATCTCAAGTTTCCCCATTCTCAAACCCTGCTTTGCAGGTGGTAGAGAGGCAATCTGCTCCGCAAGCTCTGGATTCTCATACAAGTGATTAACCATTTCTGGACCGATATCACTAACAATCAGGGCTCTTGCCATGTCATCAGTAACCGGTACACCTGTACCAAACTCCTCAAAATCAAAATCTGGGTTTAGTTCTGAAACCTTATCCAGTAAAGCATCGCTTTGTTTTTCAAAATACACTCGGGCTTGTTCAGCCTCATAGCGAGTTTTGAAATCATCATACGTGCCTTGATCTTGCTGCTCCGAGCTTTCCGCGCTGCCAGGCTGTTGACCCATGCTAGCTAAGGCGTCAATCTTGCCTTGCATTTCAGCGAGTCTACGCTCTGCCTTGCGCTGCTCTCTTGATAAGCGGGTTTTGAGTTTTTTATCAAACTCGGCTTGAGTAAAGGTTTTTTCCTCTACCTGCTGTGATTCGCCTTGCTCACCATCAGCGCCTTCCTGCTTACCATCTACCGGCTCTAAATTCTGCTCTTGATCCTGCGCCGTTCCAGTATCTGCAGCGGCTGTTTCTGTTTCAGTTGCCGCAGCCACGGCAATACCAGCTTCATCAGTCATATTGACCCTCACAATTAGTTAAAACCCACGCTGTATGGGTGTACAGTGAGAAAACAATAATTTAAGGTTTTGTGCAATTACTTATTTTTTAATGTCGTTAAAAGCATTCTTGGCTTTCTTTTTGTCTTTTTCTTTTTTCTCTTTTACAGCATAAGCCCCGCC